GGAGGTATTGGTGGATTTATAAGCGGCCTCTTCGGTATGTTCTTTGCAAACGGAGGAATCGCACAAGGAGGCTTCAGAAAGTATGCACGTGGAGGCATAGCAACAGGACCACACATCGGAGTAGTAGGCGAAGGAAAAATGAACGAAGCAATAGTTCCTTTACCTGATGGAAAGTCTATTCCTATTGATATGCCAAAAGGCGGAATGGGCGGAATGCAAAATAACAATGTAGGAGTTACTGTAAATATTGATAATCAAGGAAATGCTTCTACTAATACAGAAAGCGACGGACAAGACGCAGCCATGCTTGGTGAAAGAATTGCACTAGTTGTTCAAGAAGAACTACTGAACCAAAAACGAGCGGGCGGAATTCTTAGTCCTTATGGAGTAGCCTAATGCCTGATATAGGATTTCAAATTTCTGGTACAGATATTACTACAGCGACTGTTCGTCCGGACAACGATTTAACACGAAATTCTAAACCTAAGGTTCGTGTTGTAAAATTCGGTAATGGATACGAGCAACGGTCAAAAGAAGGATTAAACCATATTGACCAAACGTTCAAAGTAACAATGAAGAACAGAGAAAAATCTACTGCTGACGATATTTTGAAGTTTTTTGAGGATAAGGGCGGTATTTCAAGTTTTGATTTTACCTTTCCAGATGCTAATAGTACGACTAATGATAGTTCTGGAAATGCCGTTTCCACGGTTAAAGTTGTATGCGATACTTGGTCAATTCAGTATGCTTACGGCTCTCACTATAATGTAAATGCAACCTTTAGAAGAATATATGGCGTATGAGCAACCCAAATTTAATAGTTACAGACACACATTCGTTAGAAATAACAAGCTCTTTAGTTTCTTTATATGAGCTTGAGTATGATTCTGCAACTACTTTATACTTTCATCCTGGCTTAAGCACTGATGTAAGAATTACTGCTATTGATGGTACAACAGTTACTTTAAATAGTTCACAGGATATAACAACAGGAACAACACTTACATTCAAAGGATTAGATACTGATGGGGGCACAGTTTCAGAAACAAAAACAATTTCTGGAGGAAATCCTGTTAATAATACTATTGTTGTAAATAGTAATTCAAGTTTAACAGTAGGTATGGTTGTAACAGGGCCGGGGATAACGGATACCGATTATTCTCCTATAGTGTATGATGGGAATACTTATTATGCTCTCCCTCTACAAATGACGGATTTAGAAATAAATACAGAAGGAGTTCAAAACCGTCCAACAATTACTATAGGAAACGTGGAATCTATTGTTCGTAAAAGTTCTGTTTTTCAAAATGCAAACGACGGAGGTACAGACGGATTAGAGAGTTTTAGTTTAGATGACTTAATAGGAACCCGAATTACACAACGACAAACTCTTGAAAAATATCTAACAATAGACCCTACTACTGTAAGTACCAAAGCAACCGTTGAGTTCCCTAAACGAATATATATTATTGATAGAATTAAACAAAGAACGGCTGAAATAGTTGTATTTGAACTAGCTAATCCTTTTGATTTAGAAGGAATAAAATTACCGGGACGTCAAGTAATTGGAAAATATTGTCCTTGGGTTTATCAAGGTCAGTCCCTCAGCACCCCTGTAGGAGGCTGTTCGTGGAAAGCCAATAGTATACTTACTATTGATGATGCAGATACTCAGAGATCTTATTACCCCTTTTTTACAGATCTTGATGAGCCGATTGTTTGGAAGTATTTAATACATGATTCTTCCGACCCAGATACTATTCTTTCAGGAAAGACCCATTCAGGAAGTGCAGGAACTTCTTATGCAGCAGGAGCTTTAGTAGCATTATCTGATGGTTCAGGAGGTTTTACATATTGGAGATCCGAAACAAGTAGTAATACAACAGTTCCTTCGGAAACTAATAATGTCTGGCAGCAAGTAAGAGTTTACGAGCCGTATGTAGCGGGACAAACTTATTCTACCCATGCAAGCGACTCAAAAAGAAATGATTATGTAATTTCTCCTGTAAATAATGCAGGTACTAAAGCGGATACAACTTTTGATATTTTATCCACTAGTAGGTTGTATAGGGTAATAATTACAAACAGTACAGTGGCTCCTTCAGATAAATCTAACTATTGGAAACGTGGTGATGTCTGTGGAAAGCTGCTAAACTCTTGCAAAGTACGCTATCAGTTCATGACAGCGGGAGGCAACAATAGTGAAGCTCAATATACTTTACCTAAACCGGATTTAGACACAAAGCAGTCTTTACCTTTTGGCGGATTTCCAGGTAGTAGAAAGATATAATGGATTTATATAAAATAAAAGAACATTTTGATAATGAATACCCGAAAGAAGCATGTGGTATTCTAGCAGTTGTAAAAGGTAAAAAAGAATGGTTTCCTGTAAAAAACATTGCAGAAGAGAATAATAATTTTATAATGGATTCAGATGAATACATTAAATTAATGATTTCAACAGATATAGTAGGTATAGTACATAATCATATAAATGAAGATCCAGAACCTAGTCAGACAGATATTGATCAATGTAATGCGTTAGGAATACCTTATTATATCTTTAGCTACCCTGAGATGGACTTAAAAGTTTTACAGCCGGAAAATAATTTAACCGATTTATATGGCAGAGAGTATAAGTTTGGAATTGCAGATTGTTTTGAGGCAATGAGAGATTATTTAATAAAACAAAATATTACTATACCTTCAAGAGCGTTGTTTGAAGATAACTGGTATAAAAAAGGGCTTGATTATTTTTGTCCTGATGTAATTAAAAATTGGGGAGGACAAGAAATTGATCTTTCTGATTTAAAAGAAAACGACGTACTAATTTTTAGAGTACAAGAAGAAACAAATAATCATTGTGGTGTATATATTGGAAATGATATATTCTACCATCATGCTATAAATAGATTATCCTGCAGAGAGAATTTATTCCCTTTCTGGCAGAAGTATTTAGTAGGGGCTTATCGTTATGTTGCGTAAATTATATTTAGAAGGAGATATGGGAGAAAGGTTCGGAAAAGTGGCCGAGGTAAAAGCAGCTACTGTCCGAGAAATCATACAATATCTTGATGCAAACCATGATGGTGTAAAAGACTATTTATTAGAAAAAGATAAGCAAAAAATTGCGTTCAAAATAAAAATTGCAGATCAATATGTGCAGGACGATAGAGAACTGTTACTTCCTTTAGATAAAGGAGATATAATTATTACTCCGATTCCTGTCGGGGCAAAAGGGGCTTTCAAGGCAATAGTAGGGGCTATTTTAACTGTAGTAGGTTTTATTATGGGGCCCACTCCGCTGGGCATGTTTCTTATGTCAATGGGCTTAAGTTTATTAAGTCAAGGTATTGCTGAGTTAATGGCACCAGACCCTGCTACTGATAATGATGAGGATCAAAAAGAGGGGTATTTATTCCAAGGATCGGAACAATCGGTCCCAGAGGGTAATCCTGTGCCCGTATTATACGGAGAATTACGTGTTCCTGGCCAGGCCGTTTCTTTTAATTTACGTAATAGTAGTGAGGGCTTAATGTCAAGTACTTCAAATTTAGGAACCTCTGCCACAGTAGCAGACCAAGAAGGAAATCTAACTAGAACTCCTGGTTTTGAGTCGGAGTCATAATGGTAAGTATTCCTTATAATTGGCAAGCTAATGCAGGAGGCGCTGCGCAGAATGCGGAAGCACAAGCTAAGCGCGGTTCTGACATACAAGAAGTTTCTATAACAGATCTAATCTCTGAAGGGCCTATTGAAGGGCTCGTTAAAGGAGAGGCCTCAGTCTATCTAGAAGGAGATCAGCTTTCTGATGTGGAAAGAATTACAAAAGAAAGTTTAAAAGCAGAAAATACAGCAGAACCTCATACTATTTCGTTTGCTGCAGCTTCTTCTAATAATCAGCCTGTAACTGCATCTATGAAAGACCGTGCCGGAAATACAGCATACTATAATGATTTGGCAGAAACTTATGGAGACGCCTATACGTATAGGTGGTTAACAGTTTTTGGAGTCAATTCTTCAAAAATAAAAGTCGAATTTATTCGTACACAAAGAAACGCTAGCTCTACTGTTACTACTATGGGGGACATACGAATTTGTGCAGTGGGTAGTACAACCCCTTTTAATGAGGATACTTTTTTTGTTCAAAGTTATAAACCTCCTGTTACCTATCAAAGTGCTATTCTTCATAATTTGAAACCAGTTTGTAGAGTTGTTCTTCCTTCTGGGCAGATTATTAGAGGTAGTATAACTGGATTATTTGGAGATAATTTTAGTTCTGCTGTAACTTCTGGAAGCGCAAAACGTGCAATCGTTCGACCCTGGGTAAGTACTGTTAATGCTGTAAATTCAGAACAAGATATATTCGTAAATGGAACAAATGAAGTCTATGGAGAGGTATTTATAGATAGAGTGTGGAGAGCCGACATTCGCACAGTTAGCGGTAATAATGTTATCTATATTCCAAAACATAGTAATAGTTTAGCAATAACAGATAAAACTTTCTCCATAGGAGAGGAGCAAAAAATTAATGGAGGAGCCAACCAAGGGGGCAATCCTAACAATACTCAAAAATACCCTGGGTCGTCGGTACAATTTAGAGTTGGAAGTAGAAGTCAAGAACCTTTTACTCAGATAGCCGGAGTAGGAGTTGCTTCTTTTCCCGTTACCCTTTCATCAAGCCAGTTAGAGACTTTTGATAGTACTGCAGACTATCCCACTACTATACCCGCGGGCTATCCAGATATTGACCCATTGCCTACCGGAATGGTGCAGAAAAATATAGTTTTTAGTCAGTCTTTCACAAACGCACAAATTAATGAAATTGATCGCATAAAAATTCAGTTTGAGTTCCCCCAAGGACACTATTCTATGAACGAAGAAGGGGATGAAGGCCCTTCTGGAGCTGCTTTTCATATAGAACTACAAGGATCTGAAAGCGGAGGTGCAAACCCAACTGATTGGACCTCTATTGATGGCGGTGAGTTTACCTATAAATACTTTTGGGGAAAACAGAAAACAGCTATTGCATACCCTGTTGAAATTCCTGTAGTTACTAATTTAAATGTTCAAGATATGCGTCTTCAAATTACGCGCATTACTCCTGATGGAGCAAGTTGGGATCATAACGGAAGAGCCGGTATGCTAAGAGGGGGCCACCTAGTACGATCTGATTGGGATGATATCGAGATTAATGTTGATTCTTGTAAAATATCACAAGTTATCGCCACAATTGATGAAAAATTAGAATACCCGTACTCGGCAATGGCTGCAGTCAGGTTTAGCTCAAAAAGCTTTCCTAACCCACCTAAACGCGCTTATCATGTACGAGGATTAAAAGTAAAAATTCCTTCAAATTATACTCCTAGACACTTAACTACTACAGGGGTAGCTACGTATACAGGTATTTGGAACGGAGAATTTAGTGATGAAGGTACTTCGAATTCTAGTGGATTAGATGTAAAAACATATTATACTGATAACCCTGCCTGGGTTTTTTACGATATGTTAACAAATAACAGGTACGGTCTTGGAGCTTTTCTAAAATCCACGGATATAAATAAGTTTCAGTTATATAAGATCGCAAAGTATTGTGATGAACTAGTCCCAGGAGTTAACGGCACAACAGAACCCAGATTTACAGCAAATCTATACTTAACAAAAGCTACTGAGGCTTATAAAGTTCTGAAAGATATGGCAACCATTTTCAGAGGAATACTTTATTGGCTTGACGGTGAAATGGTAGCAGTATCGGACATGCCAGCTACTCCTATTTATAATTTTTCTGAATCCAATATTCTTTCAGATAGTATTTCAATACAAAATACAGGCAGTAAATCCAGAGCTAATCAATATACTATTATTTGGAATAATCCTTTAAACTCTTATAAGCAGGAGCCTTTAGTACTAGAGGATAGAAAAAATATAGTTGATACTGGAAGAATAATCCCACAGAAAGCTGTAGCATTTGGTTGTACGTCAGAAGGGCAAGCAATTAGATATGGAAGATGGAAAGCTTGGACAGCTATAAATCAAACTGAACTTATTTCTTTTAAAACTTCTATAAATGCAGCCTTTTTAGTTCCAGGAGATGTCATCAATGTACAAGACCAAAGTAGTACAGGTACTGTTTTTAGCGGGAGAATAACTGCTTCTTCAAATTCTGCAATTACTTTAGATCAAAATATAGTTTCAGCCTCTACAGGGGCACAAGCAGAGGGCGGAAATACGCAATCATTTTCTTTTGGAAGCGGTTCAGACTATGCATATAGCCTTGCTGTCCTTGTAACAGATCGTAAAGTTGTATTAACTCAAGATACTCCTGCGTCTGTAACTTATGGAGGCTCCACCTATACCTATAATAGGGGTGATATAGTAACATATGCAAAAATTGCTG